ATTGGAAGCAAGCTCGCCCGTGTCTCTCACTGAGAGCGATTCAATGATTCGCTTCTTTCCCAGTAGTGCTTCAGTAGCTGTTCCTGACGCTGTAGCTGCGGCCTTAGCGATGCTATTTGAGACCTTCTTTGTCACATCTGAGCTGAATGACTTTGTTACTCCTTCTCGGGCTCTCTCGTTTCGTGCCTTTCGATTGGATGAGCGATGAAGTAGATTCTTGAGTACATCTTGTGGGCTCTTGCCACCATTAGCTGAAAAGACACCTGGTGAACCCGAATCCTCCATTGAGCGAATCTGGATATCAACTGTTGAGACACCCGTGCGAATTGCCTTCACAAGGTCAATATCGTACTTCATGCGCAGGGAAACAGTGCCCTTTGATGATACGCTTGTGACAGTTACATTTCCAGAGTCGAATGAAATGAGGTTGTCACCAGACTTTCCCTTAGTGATCATTCTATCCTCAGTCAAATACGATGGTGAAAATGTTGACGAATGTGTTCATGTCGTTGCTATCTTCAAAGACCTTGCCGACAAAGTAGACTTGCTTCGACGGTCGATCAGCATCTGCTGTAGCAAATTCACCAAAATCAATGATGTCTAGCTTCTGTAGTCGTCCAGCAGAGAGTTCAAAAATTTGCGAGACGAGATTTCCCTCTCTCGAAGTATCGTAGAATGTCACCGGTGCTACTTCCAGATTGCTCAAATGCCGGTCAATTTCTGCATATGACAATGGAACTGCCTGCCCCTCGCAAGGAAACTGGCCCAGAGACCGTGTAGTTTCAAAGACTACTGGCGGCAGATGCTGAAAGTTTGGAATGTGGCCGAGACGCTTATCCTGGAAGAACGACTCTACGTCATCGATTGAAATAGACGTGACTTCTTCTTTGACGCTGAGAGGTGTTGACGGTGAAATAATGAACGACGCAGCGTTCATGCTCATGCTGAACCCCTCTGCGTCACGAAAGGGATCATCTGTGCCGAGAAGGTACAGGTTTCGATAGTTGTCGATTGAAGATGCTAGCAAATCTGCAGATAGACTTGCAAATCGATCGCCAGGCGGAATAATGACAGAAGACGAGATGATCTGGCCATCCCGAATGACAAGAGAGCTTCCGTTGTACGGGACCAGCTTACCCTCATCATCAGTCTCAAACGTGATCTGATCTTGTCTTCGAGATGTTGCTTCTAGGAAAAGGCGCCGAGAAGCATCATCAGATCCAGATACTGAGTCAGCCTGATAGAAGGTGTGTCCGTCTGTAAACGACACAAACTTGATTTGCAACTCGCCTGTAGCGAGCTGTCGTCGCCCTTCTTCTGTAATAACTGTGTCGAAGATTCGAGTCTTCGTGTCCAGGATGCCGGCCACCTGTGCCTCCTGCTAGTAAGTAGGCGAAAGTCAGTTTGTCGCGGTGTTGTCAAAATAAGGAATTGACGACGTTGCTGCAAAGCTGTGATTCGATGAATCTGATGCACTATTGGGCGGGACATGAAGTCCGCCAGAAACGAACTTGACAGACACAACAGACATCTTCTTTCCACCCGAAGAGCGCGACTGTCCCTTGACGGCTCGAGCAGTATCAGTAGCATCAAAGAATGTGCTGAACTGTCGCTGTTCGAGCATATCGCGAAACTGGCCGAATCTGTTATGTCGGAATACTGCTCTCGAATGCACCGGCTTGTTAGAGATCATACCGTAACGGAATCCTTGTGAACCCGTAATGTGTGCATGAAAGAAGTCTCCATCAACTGTGCCCGATGGTCCCTTTCTCTTTTGACCGCGACGGAAGAGAGAATCGATGAGAAGATCTCCTTCAATTGTGTCATTAAAAGTGACAGAGAAGGCACCGGCCTTCTTAATGTAAAGTTTTCCACTGTCGCTAATGACCCGTGATGGATCCCCGCTGTAAGGGAAAGGCATCCTGAATGCATCCGCGCCCGAATTTACCTCTCTAAACTTTCGTGTAACTGATCCGTTCAAATCGATCCTGCCCAGAACGTAGACATTCTCGCCGAGCTCGCCTGACGATCCTGTTGACGTTATGCGCACGCCGCCAGCGGCAACGATATATTCTCCCAATCTTGGAGGAATACTATCGTAAAACATCTCCTGCGGTGACCAGAATGAAGAGTGCCGTCCAATAGAGCCCGTCAATCCATCTGAGCCTGATGTAACAGATCCTGCAATCCCGCGAACCCCGTCAAGTGCCAGAGACGTAATTGAGCCCGTCATGATATTGTCAATGAACGAGCCGCTGTAGGCTTCGCGAGGGTGAATCTCGTACTGATCAACAGTTGGGTTGTCGAAGTGCAAATCTTCGTGAACTGCCTCAGAAGTAAGATTCTGATTTAGTGTGTCGTGGAATTCGACCCCATCACGAACGAGTGAACCGTATAGAGATACAGAGCAAGGCGTCCCTTCAGGAATTCTGAAGAGCGAACCGGTGAGTTCATTTGAACGCTGGCGGTCTCTGAGTCCCAGTAAACTGTCCATTCCAATAATAAGCTTGTCTGTGGGTAGCAGGAGATAGGGGCTGTCAGCAATGGGTCCTGGCACTCCACTCTCAAACGGACCGCCTCCCTTGCCCATCATAGCATGTGCGCGAGGGTCAAGCTTTGTGATGCTCATGTCTCTATGCGTTGTTAGCAGAGAGCCGCCATTGTACTGCACATACGTGAATTCGCCCATCGAGGGAGCCGCAAATGAAACTGATACTCCAGGCCCCTGCTCTCGGCCGGTAAATACATCAGGAAGGAAAGCCTGAGAGACTGTGCCACCCGGCCAATAGTTGTAGATTGACGTGTTTACTGTGTTTGCAAGCAGGCTCGGCGACGCGGCTGTACCAGTTACTCGGAACCAACCTGACAATGACGGCCCAACAGTTTGAGCAGGGCCTCTCAGCTGGACTGACCCCGAAAATTGTGCAACTGTGGGAACTGTTGTGTGTGCAAAGTTGTAAGAGAATGCCGGCGAATGAAGAGGAGAGAAGGAATCAGTCAGCTGCGATGTCGATGCAGTTCTTTTAACGACTGCATTGTAAAAGCACATCGATGCGCTAAAGATGAGATGCCGCTCACTACCTGTGACATCTTGTGCTGAATCTGTCTGGTGTTGCGTATTTCGCTGTCGGTACAGGAAGAAAGTGTAATCGTCACCATAGCGCTCAGCAGACTGATTCTGAGATGCTGCCGGACTATTTTGCCAGTTAGCAATTCGCTGCGCCTGGACCTGGTGACGAGTGTTGCCCAGAGTGACAACTACCTTTTCCAAGAGGAACGGATGATTGATATGATCACCCATGTGAATAGCTTGTGATGCTGTAGCATGGTATCGATTTGCGAATGGAGCCTGCATCGTTACAGTAGGGCGAGCTACTTGCCTCAGGTTCGTCAGAGATTCTCGATCTCGCTGTAGTTCGACATTTTCCATGTCAGCAGCTGTGAATTGCTGACACCAGGTCTCTGTGCCAGAGTTGACCAACCCAACATTAACGCCCAAAACGGGAAGAACAGTGTCTTCAACAGACCACTGGAAGCTCGACAATGGTGCTTCGACTCCGGTAACCGGATCAGTTAAGCCAATGTCTTCCCATCGCTGCATTGTGTGATTGAAGTATGCAAAGCCAGATCGCCTCTCGCCGAACATAGCGCCTGCGGGATCATCAACGTCGTGGCGCGCAGGATTGCGGGTCCAGACATGATCGCGAGTCGGTGAAATGTCAAACCGAATGATTGTCTTACTCTTCAAAGGAGAAGAAAAGCCGGGAAGTACTGCTGCTGATGTTCCTGTCATGAAGAAAGCACCAGAGTTTGACTGTTCAGGAAGCTTATCCTCGATGAACGGGCCCACATCCTGCTTACTTGATGAGAAGACAGCGAGGTGATCACCCAGTCCAGGCCGCAGGACTGCGTATGAGCTAATTGATCCTGTTCGAGGGCGATCAACTAAATGAGGAGATGATACAATGAGCATCTCAGGGTAGTTTGTAAGACGACCCGGAGAATTCTCACTCTGTGTCTTCGTATAAAACGTAATTGTATCTGTATCGTCAAACCGTACTGGGAATTTACCGGAGCGATTTGCGTCGCCTGTACGGGCAATCGTAGGATAGGAACCCGTTGCTGAGTCCTTCTCACGAAGACGAAGCCTTACGGGCTCATCTAGAAAACGTGTAGACACTAGCCTCTCCTGAATCCGCCGAACGCGATAGAGTCAACGCCCAGGTGATGATGGGGGAACGTGAAGCCCTTTCCCGCACTTCGATGATCATTGCGCATATAGTTGGCCGTCGACGAACCCGTCATTGCATTTAGAGCGTTGAGCATGTCCTGTCCCATGGGAACTTGCTCAAATACCTGGGCCGATGTCTGATCATCATGAAACGGCGCAAACGTCTTCTCTTCGTCTGGGAAGAGGCCCGGGATCTTTACTGCTGCTGAGATTGCGCTTCCCATTCTATCGTCGGCGTCAATAAACGGATCAATTGTGGGTGCATCCGTGAAGGGAAATTCGCTCACAATCTGATCGCTCTTGAGCAATGGATCTGTGTTCCCAGCTGCGAAAATTGCCTTGATACCCTTAGCAGGATATGGAAACTCGGTGGTTGTAAATGCAACGATAGAGCGAATGGTGAACGGCTCAATTGCTCCATCATCCTGCTCAGGATCAGCAATGTCAACGTTGCCAATAATTGCCGGATACATCGAGCCAGCATCTTCGAGATACACGGCGGCCTGGAACTTTCCGAGATCATCGAAGGGAGTACCATCCGAGAAAGTCTTAGGTTGTCCAAACGTTGTCTGGACAATAATGCTGCTCGTAAGTGAAGGCCCAAGAACCGGCGTGATTCCTCGACGGGAATAATGCCCTCGAGCGTAGATTCCCTGCCTAAACTGATCGTATTCGGTTGTATCGATGATGCTCATCTACTCACTGTTCCGTCTGAGTCGAATACCGTACCTGCTGTTGTTGATCGTCGAAGATCTTCATCCAGGTAGAGGTCAGAGTTCAAGTATCGGACCTTGGGCCTTTCTAGCATGTGAGACTCGATCACGAAGTTTGTGCCCAGGTAGTTTGTCTTTCGAGGAATGATCTGCTCAATGAACATGCCGATCGATGAGTCGAACCACTTAAAGAACTCAAAGAGCGCCTTGAGATTCATTCTATCCGTCAGACGATTGAAATATACCTCTCGGAGCTCTGCAAGCTTAGGATAATCCTCTGCGAATCGCAATTCAGGACTTCCCAGAGTGTTGTCTAGATCGTCAAGAGTTGAAAAGATGCTGATGATGTCTTCATCGAGAGCGTCAACTACTGAGAAGTCGATTGTGAAGCGAGTGTCGTCGTTAGGCTTTTCGCTCGGCGTGATCACGTGAACGGGGGCGTTCTCGGCTCCGAATTCATCAACATTCTCTGCTTCCAGAAACCCTCGCACGCGGACCTTGTTGTCGGTGCCAGCTTCATCGAATCGAGGTGAAAGATGACTGAAGTAGAACGTTTCTGGCTTGACGACCTGAGTGCTAAGCTCAAACCCCGAACCGGACGTCAAAAGGCTATTCTGAGAGAAGTCAGTGAGTACAATCTCGCCCGCCACATTAGACTCAGTGGTAATCTGGTCTGTTGACATATCGAGCCGGATTCTCTCAAATGCTCCGGTGACAGCTGTCGTGAAATTGAAATTCGACCGAGGATCCTCAACGCCTACTGACTTGAAGTTTCGAGCATGCTCTTTCCATTCTCCGACTGTAAGAGCCTTAGACCAGAATCTAAGTTGGGCGAGCCTTCCGCTGAATGTGGTGACTCGAGCTTCGGGGTTGGTTACCACTGACGTTGAGTTCAAGTACCGAGTAGAAGTTGTCATTCCCAAACTTTGGGATCCCACCGTAATGAATGAACCTGACGCATTGTGATTATCTGTCCGTGCAGACCAGATGATTCGGTCGACATTCCCATCGGGATCTTCAAGATAGAATGAAGACGTAGTGTATGACTCAGCAAGATCACCAAATGACTGCCTTGCTGCTCGGAGAAAATAGCTAGCAGATGGATGATTGCCAGACTCAGCAGCAGTTACTCGACCTGCAGCAATGCTCCATACGTGACCATCGAAAATGTTGACGCCCGTCAAAGGGAGCTCAAGGAATGAACCACCTGTCCCCTGCGTTGGACGTGCAAAGAGCTTAATACTTCCCGTGCTGTTACCTGATGCTTCAGAGCCTGAGATTGCGACGACGTTGAAGAGGACACGATGTGGCTCTGGAGTCGTGACACTTCCCGTCACATTAACTCGAACAAGGCTTTGTGTCACAGGATGAGATCCGGAAAGCTGCTTCTGGAACTTATACAAAGCCTCTACGGTGAAAGAGCCCGATGTGAACTGGCCGTCATCCCTGCTGTTTGAGATTCCATGCGGCGGGAACATCCCGGGATTGACCCAGGCACCTTGAATTGGCGGGAATCCCGTCTCGATTCGGCTAGCAGACAAAAAGTTAGTCTGCAAAAAGGGCTTGTTATCTGGGATGCCCTGTGCGTCAAGAGTGGAAGCAACTGGTGCCATCGTCCCCGACATGTCAATCATTGTTGACACTTCGGTTTTTGTTACTCGAGCATCACTCAGATTTCGAGTTGTCTTCCCACCGAACTCTCGAATTCGCAGTGTTGAATCTGGATTGATGCCGACAGCTCTGATCAGAGCCTTCACGCCGTGGACTGTTCCCTTAGAGTTGACAATCTCACGAACGTTCGTGAGAATACGACGCCAGATCTGGTTCTGGACGTGTTGCAAAGAGAGATTAGATGTGCTAACGTCAACGCCTAAATTTTCTGCCTCAACAAACTGCTCTACAGATGCGTTAGAAAAGAAGCTGGGTGCATCAAAGCCGTAGTACTTGAACAGCTGAGGGAGAAATTGATCTGATACGGTGCCGTCATCATCGTAATCAACGTGCAAAGTGTTCGACATCTGATCGAGCATAATCTTCTGTTCGTCGAAGAACTTAGCCCAAACGTAGAGGAACGATGCAAGAAGCTGAGGGCTTCCCATTTCACCGGACCCAGGGATTCCCTGGCCCGCGTAAGCATCTCCAATCGTACCCTCTTCATCTTCGAATCCTTCGAAGACCTGACCCTCCTGCAAGTAATGCTGCGGGATCAGGTTCGTGATGAGGTTCGGATTAACGACGTCGTAGTCGCTTGCCGATGACAAGAGATCAGTGTTGAGACTGACGACAGGGGCGAACGCTGGGAAGAGAACTGGGTTGAGACTCATCTTCTCATGAGTCATCGGAACAGCAAGGGAGCTCGTAATGCGCTGAGCGTGATTGAAGTTTGTGACTCGGCTGTGGAGTGAGTTTCCCGATGAGTCAAGAATCAAGCTGCTCAAGTTTCCAAGGCTACCTGTTGGCTCATTGAACTTGAAGTACAGAGCCATCTCATCGCTGGCAAAGATTCCCTTTCGAGCGTACCTTTCCTGTTCGTCTGTGCTTCTCACATCATGAAAGATTCGAAGCTCATCAATGGCGCCTGACAGCGACGTAGCAGGAATGAAGGATGTCCCAACTACAAAATCGATGTTTGATCCGGAGCCAATTGTGAGCGGTGAAACAGGGAATCCAAAGGCACCAAATTCTTGGGTCTCTGATGATGTAGAAGCCAGGACAGAACCACTGTAGAACTCAATACGGTGGTTACCAGGGGTCCGGTTAAGAACAACTCCCACATGATTAAAGACGCCCTTAGTGAGTGCCATTGATGCAGTGAGAAAAGATGATCCAGACGCTACCAGAAACTGCAAATCACACGCGGACGGCGATGCTGATTCTGAGATTGCAAGTGTGAAGCCCTGATCAGAGCCACTCAGCTTTTGCACTACGATAGCATTGCTGTTAGCTTCTGCCGGCACCATCAGATGCAATTCGATTGTCATCGACTTTGCGCCAGGATCAAGAACTGTTCGGCCGCTTCGGTCCTTTGACAGTGAAGGGTGCTCGCCTCCTGCGAAATCGCTCACCTTGATAAAGGTTCCGCCCGCTGGAGCAGCTGATCCAGAGAAGAACAAGTAACCCTTGTTCTTCGGGAACTGATCGTAGACGTACTTCTCAAATCCGGACAGTGTATCGAAGAAGTCTTCAACTTCTGTTCGGGTCCCGTCGAAAGGATAGCTGTTGATGATCTTCTCAAAAGCCACGTTGACGTTAACTTCAGCACTGTTGAAGAACGTGTGATTCTCAAAACGACTGTAATCAAGAGGAATCTGCTGCGTAGATCGAATTCCCTGCCCAGGCGGATCATACCTGAAGGATGCTGTGCTTCCGATGTTGGTGTCTGCCAGATCATTGCCCGACGTTTGCACAGTTGTGCCCTCGCCGTTTGTGATCTGCCTAGTGTAAGCAGACGCGAATAGCTTGGGTCGCTTAAAGCTAAGCGCCGTCTTAGACGGTGAGATCTTGGTTGTAGGCATTATGGCTCTACCCTAAACCGACCCCCGACATCAGTGAACACCTGATCAATACCTCGCTCTCTTACGAGAACGTCGATATTGTAGACTCTGCCTGGTGGCAGTGAGTCCATGTAGAAGTCGAAGTACATACCGTCAGAATCAGTCGACATTCTTGTGGAATAATCCACGAAGTCGAACGGGACGATAATGTCGTTGCTGTGGAAATCGCGAATCTGATAGTGCATGTCGCGGAAAATGATGCTCTTTGCCTCTACGGGAACACGAGAGGTCTTGTAATCGTCGGCAGTATCGTAGTCGAAAGCATAGACTGTGAACCTTGCCTTATCCTGCTTTCGATAAGCAGCACGCGTGTTAGTCACAGACACTTCAAGGCGTCGCTGTCCTCTGACTTGTGCTGTTGGAGTAATTGCATTGATGACAAGCGTACCGGAGAAGTACGGAACTGTTCCATCGAGGCTCCCCCACACTTCTGTGAACGTAGCTGAGCTTGCGTTTCTGATTTCTGTGATAAGCTCGGCATGATTAGAGGGTAATGCAAACGTTGCTGAGTAGACGCCTGCGATGTTGTTCCCGCCCATCTGATGCTGTGAGGCTGTAAAAGACTGCGAGAACGTGCCCGAGACCAGAGTAACCAGCAAGCTGTTCAACCCCGAGATCTCAGAGAGGCTGGACCCAGAGACAATGTTTGCTGGGAGACCGCGCTGATTGTTGTTCAGGAAGAGACTTCCCGAGAGATCAAAGAAGAAGTTCTCGTGGTCATCCTGAATGGAGTCATCGAATGTGACTCGAATCTTGGGTGTCTTGCGTGTATTTGTGGAGTGTCTGGAGTAGAATCGCTTGACGAAGCGCGTCTTGGCGTCAGTCTCCTGACTGCCCGTGAAAGCAATCCTAAGTCCGTGATCTGGGATTATCCCTGCTACTGTCGCTGAGACGATGGTCGTGATATCAATTCGAAGATCTTCTTCGCCTGTTGCAAAGACCTGCGTTCCTTCGAGTGAAACTACACCAGCGCCAAGATTGCCCTCTTCCATGACGTCGATTCCAGCGTCATTCAGGGCACCGATCCCATTGGCACCCGTTACTGCCCAAGCATCCAGACCTGATGACTCAGATGCTGTAATCCAGTTAGCAACATCTAGATCCTGGAACTCAACTAAGTCTCGACCAAAACCTTCGTCAAAGGAGCGGCTAAGTGGCATTGCAGTGACAGTATAGTTCGTAGGAACGGTCTGTCCACCGTAGACATCTGAGAGATGGAGAGTTGCGCGGAAGTTGTTGAGGTCTAGAATGCTCGCTGTGAGTGCCCGAACAGGCTCCACATCAAACTTAAGCAAAAGCCGTGAGATTTCAATGGGAGTCGATGACCCAGAAATGGATGACTCATCGTAGAGCTTGAAAAGATCAAGAGTACCTGCCTGCCCGACGTTTCCATCAGTTGCACGGAAGGTATTTCGAATGATCTTGTCTGTGATGTAGCAATCTCTACTCGCTGTCAGAATCCTGTACATCCCGTCTCCTTAGGAAGCAATGCCGACGATGTCGACATCAGGGTACTTGACTTCGAAAATAGTGCCCGGGTCACCGATAACCAAGCCCTTCACTGTATTTGCCGACACATTAAAGCTAGCGTCGGAGTATTCGCGATCCACGATAGTACCAGTCTTGTTGGTCACTTCCAAGTCGATGACCGAAACCACACCAGTGCTATTGATGATGATGTTCTGAACTTCAGACATATTGATCGGAGAATCGATTTGGAAATTTCTGATGTCGAAGTATGACTTGAGATCTGAGATAACACCCTGAATGACTGTGCTCTTGTTAGCAGAGGGATCTACTGCCACATGGAAGCTCACACCCATGTTGATCACTTGCGTGTCAAGAATGTCGATGGCGTCTGAGATGAGGCGAAACTGATTCAAGTAGATTCGCAAGTTCTTCTTCAGGCTGTCGGGCGAAGTGACAAGAAGCTTGTCCTTGTCTCGGCTGATAATGTAGAGCTGTGTAGCCAAAGGGTTGTTCGGGTTAGAACGAATTCCGGCCCGGAATACTCGACCGAAGTTCGAGGGCATCGTATAGACTCGAGCAAGCAGATCTTCCCGAGTAACAATGCGACTCTGTGCATTGCGCGCTGCGGGCACCTTGTCTCGCAATTCGTCTAGTGAAGGTGCGTCGTCACCGCCTTCAGCTCTAGAGCTGTTCTTCACGTCGATAGAGCTTCGAACTGTCTGCGCTGTGCCTGGAGTAACACCGCCAGGAAACTTGTATCGAAGTCTGCTAACTGTTCGAATAGTCTCAGCAGCGACATTGTGGTTGAGCCCGCCGCCGTAACGATACTCAACTGAGATTGTCGTGTTGATCGGTGCAATTCCAAGAGTCTGAGTCTTGAGTAGACTACCCGGATCGATGGAAAATCTAGAGAAAGTTCGCTTTCCGTAGAGTGGAAGGGCCAGCTCGCTGGGATCTGGAATGATGTCGTCATCCAGGGTTGCTGCACGACCTCCTCCAAATTGAAGTGACGTCAAGCCCGTTTGGAAACTTGTGTCGCGAGTGTGGCGGTATGGTGCTGGGAGGAGTTCCATGTTCTCCTTGACCAACTCGTTGTCATCGTCCCTGTTCAGAATCCCCTTGAAGACAGTGTCCTGCGTGAGTGATGTGACTTCATGATAGTCGTTACCCAAGGAGTCAGTGACACTTACAATCTCAGTTACGTCTTCCTGCGCAAGTGTAATCTTCCTGAATGGAACGAACGCGTCTGGAATCCGGAACGTCTGTGTAGTAACAGCACCCGAGATACACGCACCAACGAGACTGAGAATGTAGGATGTCGGATTTCCGTCAGAGTCGGTTGCAGCAATTACGGTTGTTGCTTCAAGCGCGCCTTGCGAATCTACTGATGCAAAATCAAGCTCTTCTGTGAGCTCAAAGGACACTCCATTATTAGCCTTGACAACAGTCCCCTCTTGCACGACAAGGAGCGCTGACTCTTGCGGCTGGATACTGTCAGTTGCAGTTGTCTCGGCGGGCACCTCAATGAAGAACTCTACTTCAACGACAGCTGGAGCTGCTCCCGTAATTTCGACTCCTGCTGCTCGAATATGCCTCTCGACATTCTTTGTCTCAATGGCAGTCTCGACATTCAACTCATTGAACTGATGATCGAGGTAGAAAGCATTCGTATCTCCGACAAATGCTGCCATGTCTAAGAGAAGCCCACCAAGTGATGCTTCGGAGAAGTCCTTAATTCGATTAGGGAAGTAGACCTTAGCATATCGAACAAGCTCAGCACGCAAGGAATCAAAGTCCTTGTTGAGATATGAACGATTCCGTACTGGACGGATCTTCTTCTTGACGTCAAGTCCCACAGATTCTCCTTAGCCGCCGATGAAGAACGAGAGCTCGATGCCCTTGTTCGAGACATTCAGTCTCGGGATGTTGTAAACTATCTTGAGTCGCATCTTGGCCGTATTCTGATTTTGACTGGTATCGACAGTGTACTCAAATGTTTGTAGATCTAGATAAGGCATGTACTTGGCTGTGGCAGCCTTGATACGTCGCATAGCCTCGGCTTCAAATTGCTCTGCAGCGAGCTCCAGTGTGAGCTCTCTGAGATTTGCACCGAAGTCATGGAATCCCAGCCGCTCTCCATGATTTGTCAGTAGCAAGTTCCGGAAATTATCCTGGATCTGATTAGCAAGACTAAAGTGCATTGTGAAAACGCCGTCAGACTTTTGGCCCAGGGACAGGGGTGTCTTGATCCCGACAGGAATCTCATTGGGTGTCGTCTGGAACTTTCTGTCAGTAGAGAGTTCGCCTACACTTTTGAAGCTAACGGGCACTCAGACTCCTTGCGGTCATCGGTAAGTATCCCAAAGCTTGATCTCAGGAGATACTGCCTGTGCCCTTGCCTTCAACAGTTGCTCCGTCAGTCGTCACAGCATCGATAGTTGTTGACACCGTGCCCGTCTTGACAAACGAACTAATGGCTGTTGAAAGCTTCTCAGAAAGCTTTTGCATTGTGGCTTCTGCATCTGATCGCGCTTCTTCGGGAAGATCACCGCTGATCATGCTCTCGAAGGCGCTGTAGATGTCAGCTTGAAGGGCTTCCTTGTTAAGCGTTCCCATGTCATTCTCCGAAAATTCGAGTTGATGCAGCGTTGTCGAGCTTAGCCTTCAGCACTGCGAGATCTTTGATTGCTGATGCGACACCGCCGTCGTTGGCAAGTGCCGCTGTCAAAGATGGGCTTGGACCACCCGTCGTGGGTGGATCTGGAATTGGGAATGTTGCTGTGAATACTGCCATCAAAGAGTTCACGATTCCGATGAACTCTTCCATTTGGGACTTGTACTCACTGAACTTGATGTAAGGCTCTGAGCCCGATTCTCCAGGACCCGACCCGCCAGGTCGACCAATGTAAATTACACTTCCGTCGATTTGAACTGTCCCGTCTGGAAGCATCAAGAAGGCTGCTAAATCTTCGCCGTTCTTGCCTTCCTTGATGATTCGAACGCTGCCATTGATATCATTGGCTTCGTCCTTTCTCGCGATGATGCGAATCTCATCAGACTTGACAATGACGAACGGGACACCAGACTTTGCATCTGCCTTGGCCTTGAAGGCGTCTGGATAATTCCCTTCAAGTCCAAAGTTCGCATCTCCATCAGTTTTCATGCTCACGAGAACACGAGAAGCATCGTTGATGAAGTCAGGATCGCCCTCAGTAGAACTCTCTTCGGCACCAGACGCAGCTGGATTCTTATCAGTCTCCAGATTGCCTCGAGAATTCTCGATAACACGAGCAGCTGTTAGCTCAGGGTCTTCTCCGGCCCCTGGAGCGAATCGTCCGCGGCCGGCGACCATATCGATTGCGCCAGCTGCCGTTTTCTGTTCATCGTCTGTCTTCGTGGCACCAGCTGTTCTGTCCTCACCAAGAACAATGAGCGCATTGTTTGAGCCCTGAAGAACTGTGTCGCCGGGACGCTTTGTATACCGTGGAACTGCTTCGGGAGTGAAAGACTTATGCGAAGCCGACTCGTCGACGATCTTCTCATAGTCGTCGGCACCGTAAAGTGTTCGAGATGCTGCCGTCCCGCCACCATTGGGAAATCCTGGCGTTGCGTCTGTCCCGCCGGCAGCCTTCTCGCTCGTTGACAAATTACCAGACTTGTCGAACTTTCTGTCTGAGTGCGTGTAGTTGAGATCGTCAACGTGATCAGGCTCAGAGATTCTCCACAGCCAATATCCCAGACGAGTAGACACACCAGCGTTCTCGAACATCACCCAAACATGCTCACCAGCCTTAGCTGGAAGGCTAAAGTACGGAGGCGTGAACGGGTAGCAAACGATAGGTGAGCTATTCTTTCGATCTCGAGCATTAGAGACGATACGAACGATTGTGCTATTGCGAGGCACATTCGTCAAGAACTCGGGATTGACAACTGACAGTTTAAGTGCAGCTAGTCTATCGTCGTCGATAGCAGAAAGGTCATTCAAGACCTCAACTACTACTGCTCGATAAAAAGACGCAGGCGGAGCGGACCTGCGAAGATCCTTGATCTCCTGGTCAAAACCCGTTGCTGGATGAAGAATCCGGCGACGAGAGTCTGTTCCTCGCTTGCTAGTACTCATTACTTCTTCTCAAGCTGTGCCCAAATCTCATCCTCACTAACAGATTCACTCTCTTCCTGCGCCTTCTGGATCAGTTCAGCCAGCTTGAGAATTTGGTCATTTGCCTTCGACATTCTCTCAATGTACTTCGCCATGACGGGTCCGTTGAGATGGTGCTCTGCTGTGTTACCCTTGATTCCGCCAATGAGCTCAAAGAGGAGAGCATAAGAATTTCGTCGATCCTGGAGTGCGTTCTCGTAGATGTGAAGCCACAAAATCTTCTTCTTGTCTTCGAGGGTCGACATTGAGTCGAGCATCCCCTTGAACTCCTGAAGACGCTGCTCTTCTCTTTCGAGACCGGCATCGACGCCGACTCCCATTACATGTTCGACTTCAGTCTGCTCCACGAGTACCCCTTAAAAGATTCCAAAGTCGTCTGTCCTGGACAGCTCACGGTAGTGGCGACGAATCACTGACATAGCAATGGACAGCTTCTTGGGAGTCAAGCCAGAGATTTCTCTCAGGTACACGAAGATGGCACGCTTATTGAGGAAGTCGAGGTCATCTACGCGGTCAAAGATCTCAAGGATCGAATCGATGCACTTGAGCTCGTTTTCCTTTGTGACGCGAGTTCGAATCTCCTTGAGGAGAATCTGAATCTCGGCAGGTCGGTGGGCTGCCATCATGATTTCGTCGGGAGCTGGCATGACCTTGTGGCTCTCGACCATCTTCTTCTCAGCGTAGTTGAGCGACGCATCGTCGTCCAAGCTGATGTGACGAAAGAAGTTCTTCTTTCTCTTCTTCGTCTGGATGATGAGATAATGCTTGGCTACGACATTGTAGTACGAGAAAGCCTTTGTCCCTCGAGAGGGATCCCACTTCCTGAGCGCTTCGTACAGGTGCGTGATGCAGTCATTCTTGAGGGACTCAAAATCTGTACCCTTCGCAAAGCCGTGCATGAAAATGAGATTCTCAGTTAGCTTTGTGAATGCCGGCAAGATCTCAATGTTGTACAGCTTCTCCTTCTGTGCACGATCATCAGTGTTCTGCCAAGCGACGATAGCGTCTTGCGTGCCCTGATGGAAGTAGAGATTCTTCTTGGCTCCCTTCTTCTTCCTGACACGGCGGCGCTTCTTGACGATTGCCATTATGCCTCCCTTTCATCAGAGTCGATTGCATTAGTATCTATCGACGCGAGTGTATTGGCGACGAAGAGAACAGCTTCTCTTGACGCCTGAATCGTTCCTACGGCCTGGCGAACTTCAGGACTGTCAAAGAAGATCTCTTTTTCAGTCAGCTTCGACAGCTCGTTGTACGATATGTCAAGCACATCAAGTGACTCTTCAACAGAGTCTTCGACGTACAAAATGATCTGCGCAAATCGCCAGTTATAGCGAACTGAAATGATCAATGCAATGGCAAGAAGAGCTGATGTGCCTCCAAAAAACATTGCGAGCATTACAGGAGTTGTCATCAGACGTACCTCCCGAGGGCCTCAGTATAGAGCTGATTAATGGCACTCTGTGAAAAAGTCTCACGAATCACCGGCCCAGAGTCTGTTGCCCACTTCTGTGGGATTGAGGGCTTATCGCGAAACTTCTGAAGCTTCTTCTTGGCATCGGCTTCGACCGGCTGCGCCCACTTGGCACCCTTGACAAAGATGGTATTGTCCACTCGAGACGCCGGAATCTCGCTCAAAATGTAGTCAACGGGAATGAATCTTCCCTTACTGAGAAAGTCAAGATGACCCGACCAATTTGTAGCAATGACAGGCAAGTCTGATGCCGCTGCCTCAAGAATCGGAAGACCCCAACCTTCGCCTCGTGTAAAGGTGACAAGAGCTTTGACAGATGGATGTCGATAAAGCGAAGCCATCTCCTCGGCCTTCATCTCACCATGAAGCATGTAGATTCGAGGAAAAGGTCCCTTGCGAACTTGCTGAATTGCCGCTGAGAGAGACCGTCGGGTTGTATGCTTATCGATGGCTGTGCTTCTGGCACTGTTCGTCTTGATAACGATCCCGACGTTAGGATCATCCTTGAACTGCTCACACATCCACTTCAAAGCAAAGAATGTGTTCTTTCGGTCGGTATCGGGACTGTTTCCCGTGATTTGCCCGACCATTAGAAAGTTGAAGTCAGTCTCGACCTCAATCGGAAGAACGGGAAGCTCTGGCTCCAGGACTTCGCTAATGAACGCTTCAGGAACCACGTAGAGGGGAACTGTTACTTTTCCCGACTTCTCAATGACGCTGCGTGTGAACTCTGACGGAACCACAATGGCCGACATCCGATTGGCTGCCTGAATCCATGTTGGGTTACAAATATCTGTCTCAACCCACGCGCTGAACCCGATATTCACCTTCGCCAGCGAAGGATCCCACTCATTGGGAAGCTGGACTTGAATGCTGACATCGGCCTTAGTCTGAATCTCCTCGGGAGCACGAGAATGTGACATGATCTTTCCGATCAATCCATTCTCCATGTCAGGATTGACCATCCAGGACGTGTTACCCCAGGAGACAACCTGCGTGATTAATGCAATGTCCTGCTCCAAAAGCCAGCGAAAGACCTGTCGAGAGTGAACACCGTATCCGCTTAGGGACAAGAGAGGTGCTCGTAGAATTACTGTCTTCATTAGAAATGCCTCACAGGGTCTCGCATGTCCACCGAGTCTTGCCCGAATGGAAGCGTGCTAGTGTCTCATTGAGAGAATCGTGCCAGTCGTCAATGGTCTTCTGTAGTGTAAACTCAGACATGACGTAGTCACGTGCCTTTTGACCTAGTGCCTTGCGAGCATCAGGTCCCATCTCATACATCGTCAGGTATGCTTGTGCGATAGTCTCGATGGAGACGTAATCTTCGTAGATGTACGGAACTTGCTGACTTCCTACGATTGTCTGTAGCTCAACGTCAAGGCCGATTCCATTCTCAGTCCCGTCACGATGATCAACAACTTGACGAGTCATACCGCCGGTCTTGGTGCAGACAATAGGAACACCACACTGCATCGCTTCAAGCGTTCCCAGGCCGAAACCCTCAGCGAAGCTGATGTTTGTGTAAATGTCGGCCAGATTATGGAGAACATTGATCTGTTCGAACTGGAGCCTGTCACGTGAGAAGTAGACATTGTTGATGATGCCCAGGTTCTCAGTCGTGACAAAAAGGTTGGGCCCTTCTCTATCGAGTGGATCTGTGTGCATCAGAAGTGTTGCCTTCTGATGGCCATGCTTCTCCTCTAGAAGCTCCAGGAACCTTGCCCAAGCCGCTAGCAGATCATTGGGCCGCTTTCGCTTCGCGTTCCGGTTGATCCAAAAAGCAACGAAATGATCTTCGCGCTCGGCTCCAAGGACTGCTCGTCGCTGTCGCTTAATCTCTTCGTCAGGAAGCGGAAAATAGATCTCTGAGGGCAATGCGTGCGGGATGAACCGCGTCTTTTCGGGAAAGCCCTCTGAGCACATCTCGTATGTGAGATGCGAATGACAATTGATTGCGTCAGTCGATTCGTAAAGTGGGTAGTTGTACTTGGGAATCGGGTAGTTGTCCCAAACGTGCCACCAAACGATAGGACAAACCTGGTGGACTTCATCTTCCATCTCAAACAGCCAGATGAAGAACCGCGGATCTGTGAAAATGAACAATACATCGGGCTTCTCTTGAGCGAGAAGCATTCGCATCATGTCACGATTCCCAAACCCGTCAATGGGCTTGATGATAAAGTCTGGATTGACCTGGACGACGTTATAGTCCGCGTGCTTGATGGCAGCACCAAGTTGACGGACTGTCCACTCTCCCTTCTCAATCAAACCGTTGATCAAGTGTCTCGACTGGACCCCCACTCCCGATGTGGAAAGTGCGTGGTCGGAGATCATCAAGATCTTCTTCTTAGCGTCTGGCATTCACGTCCCTACGGGTTGCAGTGTCTCTTAGTTTCATCTTACTCGACACCGGGTGGACGTTAATGTGTCAGAGATTAAGCTTGCACTTGTCAGTTCCCTTGAACTCGCAGAAGGTGCACTCATAGCGATTCTTGAGTGTTCTCTCTGACTCGACCATCTTAATCATGCTGCGCAGCCACTTGAGAGCACGAGCAACTGTCTTAGGGCCGGCGGAGACTGTAAAGAGACCAATTCTGCTTGTCTTCTTTTTAACGTCACGCCTGAGAATGACGTAGCCGCATCGAGCATCTCGAAGCGGAATGTTGTTCTTCGTGGTCCAGAAATGCTTGTAGAGCACAACCTGCATTGTCATGAAGAAGTCGGTGCGCTTTCGCTTATCCCAGCCTCGAGCGCCTGAGGTCTTCCAGTCAAGGATCCAGTAGATGTACTTGCCCTTCTTGTTCTTGACCTTGATGATGGCGTCGATGTATCCTCTGAATCTGAGCGGGAGGCCATCCATCTCTTCATTCAGCTCGGCTTCGGCTTCTACGAACTCCCATCCCGGGAATTCATTGTCGAGCCAATCCGGAATGACTGCGAGGATTTCACGACAATTGTCGAGCCAGCTCTCTAGCTCAGGATCCGCGTAAGACGGCCAATCGTCGGGCCACTTAGAGTAGACTCTCTTCTTAAGAGTGACATCAGGGAATTGACGCTCCTCTTCGGGGATATCTGGATAACCTCTCTCGACCCAGATGTCCTTGATTTTTTGGGCTGCGCCATCGACGTCCATCACCCCGGTGCGAAGATACCCTTCTGCAGTGTCGTGAATGATGGTTCCGAAGTCTGTATAGATGGTGTCACCGAACTCTCGTAGATCAAGGACATAGAGAAGCCAATGTCTCCAGGAACACTTGGCCCATGTCTTGAGTTCAGAGAACGACATGTGTTCTCGATTTGTCGGGTAAGTATTCACATCAACATCATACAGCGTGATGTGTCGATGTTCTGCTTACTTTCGCTAGACTAAGTCGCTCTGCTTGAGAAGCGTGTAAGTGAAGCCATTTCCGTACTTCTTCGCTGAGTCTGCGCAGAGACCCATGAACTCGTCAAATTCGCCAGCATTCTTGAAGACCTGACATCCTGCGGACCACTTTCCGACAGACGAACTTTCGCCGCTCTTTCGCGAGCGGTGAATGTTGATGCCATAATAGCCTTCGTACTCGGTACCTTCTCCCCAATCAAGAACCAAATCCTTGTCCGCGTCACGCCAGACCTTTACTGCTCCCTTGTGCTGAACGAGCGCAGCATAGCCCTTATGCTTCCCGATCGTGTAAGTAGTGCGATACTGATCTGGTACAAGAATTGCAGTGCCAGTGACCTTCAGCGGGTTTCTGAGGTAGTAGCTGCCCGGATCAGTTGTGATCCGGTAGCTGTACACTTCCCATTCCTTACGAGTGTTTCGCTGCAGGACAAGGAGCATGTCGTCAAACTTACCGGGACGCGTGCTTGATCCGCGAACACCGACGATGTTCATGTTGGCGGGACGACCATCATCAAAGAAAACGTAGTTCTTTGACTTTAGAGCAGCCTTAACTTGAGCGACTAGAATTTCGGCGTGAAGCCCGATGATCTTCATGGGTTCTCCTGTATGCTCTAGTAACTATCTGCTTCAACTAGAAGCATTACTCGGCTGAGACTGCTCGACCGATTTGGCCCTCCCAATCACGATTATCACGGACTTCATCATTCTTGTCCCAAACGCCCTGCAGTACTATGGGTTCAACTCCCACTTGTCGAGCGACGAACATGATTGCATTGAGGTCTTTCGGAAAACAATTGTGATGAACAAGACCTGTTCCATCAATGACGAACAAATCATCGCCATAATCAGGCGATGATTTAAGATGGAGATTATAAACCTTTCCACTGAATGTCGTTTGATTGATTTTCTTGATCTTCACTGTCCTAGTCATTCAAGATTCTCCGTTGTCTTAACTCATCACCAAAAATGATCCGGATTGTAATGTCTGGATGCTGCTCACGCAAGAGTTCAAACTTCTTTTTCTGTGACTTGAAATGATATCGATTCTTGATGTCAATATACATGTCCTCGTCGATCAAGTAAAAGTCTGGATAGTAGCTTCTCTCGTTTCCATCGATAATGTAGGGAATACGACCTCTATGTGCTACAAACCTAATCTCTTCGCGAATGAGATACTCAGCGTATGCCCTCTCCCATGTTCCCTGGACTTTGATTGATGTTCCATTAGGGTGCTCTAGGGTAAACCACTTGCATCGACCCACAGAAGCCCCGTCATACTTCCCTTCTTTCCAGGCCTTGCTCACAGCATCTGCTACTGCTTGTCTATTTTCGGGATTGCTAAAGTATTCTACTCTGGCTTTTGATACTCGCTGACGAGCTTCAGGTTGTTTCATCCCGTTTTTGTCGCCTCGATTGATTCCAGCCTTTGACAGCCTCTGCATATCGGCCCAGTCAGGATTTTCGTACTTCGCACTAATCGATTCTGACATTCGCTCTTTGTATGCAGATCTGTTATTCAAGATTTTTCGCCAACACTTCGGGCAATAATCTTTGTCGTAAAGAGGACTTGATTCCATTTTGATCTGAGACTGGTTGATTCTCGTGAATTTTGTCGAGCACTGATCGCAAATAAGATGAACAACAGATTTCGTTGTTACTCTGCCGTCTCGGCCCAATTTATCGTAGCTAATCTTCATCAAGATTCCAGGGTCAGTGGTTCCTGATTAACTATGGACCTGGGTCAAAAAACTCATCTGAGATATAGAGTTCGTCATCCATTGAGATGTCTTTTGCCATAACGATTGACATTTCTCCGTTTCTCTTGACGGGAAGAAGATGCTCTGGTGTACACTCGAAAGTTCGCTCTTTTCCGTGCGAGTCGAAAACGAACTCAATCATTGGGCCGTTGTATTCTCGACATTCGACACCCTCTACAGCTTTGGAACCTCTACTAGAGAGAGTTGAATCGTAACTTCCCAGGTAGCCTGCCATGACGATACTTCCAGGGCTTTTGTACGATGCATGAATCTCAGCAGTTGTCCGAACATCCTTAATTGGAGACCAGGGCCCAGACAAGTCATCATCGACTTTGACAAGTCGATCTCCCTTGACACAATGACCACCGAAGCCGTAGCTTCCGTCGGGGCCTGGGACCGATAGATGCGTCTTTCCGATACGAGGATCATGGAGACCGTACTCGAGCACCTTATCGTAGTCGATGTCCAGACCGTTACAGATCTGGAACATCTCATTAGCGAAGCTCACCTTCGTGGCCAGTAGCGCATTGGTAAAGTACTTGACGGTCTCGGCGATGGTAGACGATGTCTTAATGATCTTGACAGCTGGAAAGGCCTGCCGAAAGATATTCTTTACCGTCGTCGATGCTGGCCGAGGACCACCCACCACAATACGAGTCTGATCTCGCATATCGTTCACCGGATTGGCTTCAGTGAGGAACTCGGGGTTAAAGACGATAGTAAGACCCGAGTCTCTATACTCAGCATTCCAAGATTCTGTCGAGCCAGGTGGAATAGTTGACTTGACGACAGCGATTCGCTTGCCAGGCATACTAGCAAGCTCGTCAAGAACACCAGTAACAATGGAGAGATCAGCCTCTCCTGACTTGCGCATCGGAGTAGGAAGACAGACGAAGATAACCGGCACCGTGTTCTTTTCAGCTACACAGCCGACCATCTCTTCTAGCGATTCCCGAGGTAAAGTGTCAGGCACTGCTACCCCAGCTTTGTCGTAGGTGTACACCTTGAATCCCTGTTCGGCAAACACCTGGGCGAGGCTACCTCCTACGAATCCCTGTCCGACAACTCCGATGCTAGGCTTGTCATGTACTCGAGTCATTGTCTTCCTTTTGTGTCACCAGCAATCCCAGCTCAGGGAACCACAAGTGATCAATCTCAGTTCTAAGAAAGCATTCAACTGCGTGCTCTACTGTCTCGCAGATAGGCTCACGATCGTTAAAGCTGGTGTTGAGGAGAATGGGAACACCCGTCTTCTCAAAGAAAGCTGCAAGGAGGCTGTAGTATGTCGGGTTGTCTGCCTCCCGAACAGTCTGAAGACGAGCTGTGCCATCGAGATGAACTACTGCCGGAACTTGATCAACTACGTCAGGCTTGAACTTGATAACGTGGCTCATGTAAGGACTTTCGATGTCCTTCTCAAACCACTCAGCTACATGCTCCCGCATGATAGACGGTGCAAACGGGCGATACCACTGACGATGCTTGACCTTCTGATTGATGAGGTCCTTCATGTCAGGAGACCGAGGGTCTGCCAAAATGCTTCTGTTTCCGAGTGCTCTTCGACCGGACTCTGACTGCCCGTGAAAGATTGCCACGATCTTCTGATCGATAAGCAAATCTACAACTTCACTCTCTGAGATTTTCTCTGTTGTCACCTTCGATGCAAGGAATGGCAACAGTTCTTGTTCGAGCTGCTCGACTGAGCGCGGCTCGCCCAGATAGGGAGACATATTGGCTGCCCACTCGACACGAGGGTTGCCCTCAATGCAGTGGTAGGTGTACTGGGCTGCGCCGATAGAGAGTCCACCATCGTACGGGACAGGCGGTACGAAAATCGTCTCAACAGTAGGGAACCAATCTAGAGCCTTTCCCATTGCTACTGAATTTAGTGAGACTCCACCTGCCACGCAAATATGCTTGACATCCGGGAATGCAGCGAGTCCTGCGGCAAAGATAGCCTTGATCATGTCTTCAGTGGCTGCCTGAAGTCCTGCGGCAAGATCATACTTCGTCTGATCGTCGGTGTCGGCTAGATCGGTGTATGGTCCCAAGTAATCGTGGCGAGGATCGTTTCCAGTATAAGCACCGACAGGCTGGTCCTTTGGCTTAACAGACGCGGGAAGAATGTCAGTAGTGAGCATCTTAGCAAAATCGTCGTAGAACCGCTCACGATCACCCATAGCAGCCATTGCCATAACTGAGCCTGCCTGGTGTCCTCGAGGCCATCCGTTTTGCAGACGAAAGATGTATCGAGTAACTCGAGTCCAGAGACCGCCGATGTTCATCTCGTGTGAAGGCCAATACTTGATGGGACGAATCTTTGTGCCCTCGCCCAGCCAGACTGTGGTCGCCGTCTCAGCACCCTCAGATGTCTCGACTCCACCTCCATCGAGAGTGAAGATGAGCGCCTTGTCAGCGTGTGAGCTGTAGAAAGCATGTGCTGCGTGAGCACAGTGATGACCAATCCACTGAACGCTGCGGTCACCCAGGAAGTCCGTGGGAGTTCTTTCTAGCAAAGACCTAGGGAAACATGAAGCGAGTTCTTCAATGTCTTCTGGGTCACCCAGCACATCTAGAAAGAATCCTGCAGAGTCTCCCTTGGGCTCCTTTTCGCGAATGTATCTCTCCAGCTCAGCATGGATAGTCGGGATTCCATCCTCAAGCACACAAAAAGAGCAGTCGTGCCCTGACCAAAGTCCGGCAATCTTCTTCATGAATTCATCCATTCCAGGAGTTCTGGATCATCTGGGATTTTGATGTCAGGGATTGGCGAAAGAGTCTTGCCAAGAGTGACGTAATCGCTAGCCTGAGCTGTTTCGGGTCGAATGGGATTCTTCAACCAATGTCCATTGTCATCGATGTACTTCGGGAATCCCACGGGCTGAACCATTTCCTCGATTCCCACTGGGTACTTACGCCCAGCACACTGCTGTGTGGCGTGAGAGAATTCGATCATCTCATAGTAGCGATAATCGTCTTCCTTGGGTGCCCAGTAATCGCCGTAACGGCGATTCTGTCGAACGCGAGCATTCGTGCCTCGAGCGTCCGTGTAGATAGCAATCGCCGGAGGAATGATCGGTGTTACACAACGCCAAGGGAGCTCACCACTTTTCGCGAGAGCTTGAACCTTCTTGAGCATTGCCGTTTCAGAGTCATCGCCACCCTCATGACTGAGGTTCTTGATGTGCCACGGGTAGATAGCATCGATGACAGCCCTTGGGTAGAAGACGTCAGCTGCGCCTGCTACGGGGTCTCGGGACACATCTACGACGAACTGGTAGTCGGTCTCGTATTCTTCATTCATGGCGAACTGGTTACCGCTATTTGTGACAGTTCGCTGAGCATCTAGCAGAATGCATCCGACGAGATTCTCGTGGGCTTCGGCGTACTTGACATACTCTGCAAGCCAGCCCGTCTTAAGCACAAACTGCATGTCACCCTGAAGCGGGACGACGAAGTCTCCCTTGGCGAGTTCGCAAATAGTGTTGAGCCCCATAGCGAACTCATTGGAGGGATCACGTGCCGGTCGTCGGATGACCGTAAAGCCTCGGCTCTCGAGAGTAGCGAGATAATCTTCTGTTCCTTCCTCAACTGACGCGTTATCGATGACGATAAGCTCCTTGTCAGGGAAGTCTTCAGTAGAGATCAACAGGGATTCAATACAGCTCCGCAGGTAGAAGAGTCGGTTGCAGTTGACGAATCCGAATGTGACCTTAGGGCTGCTCATGCTGATTCCTGATGTGCTGATACCATCTCTGTGATCATATCACGCAAATCAAACTGCGGTTCCCAATCTGGAAAGTGACTTCTAAACTTGGTCATGTCTGAGATGTACCACTTGTGATCACCCTTTCGAGCCTCGTCAGAGAGAGTGTACTGCAGACGCTTACCCGAAATCTCCTCAATGAGATCAATGACCTCAAGAATTGAGGCACTATTCTTTCGTTCGCCGCCGATGTTGTAGACTTCGCCCGGTCGTGGGTTTTGAATGTAGGCTTCGAATGCGGAGACGACATCCTTGCTATGAATCTGGTCTCGGACCTGCTTTCCCTTGTAGCCGAAAATAGTGTAAGGACGATCTGTCAGTGCACACTTGACGATGTAAGAAAGAAATCCATGCAGTTCGACGCCCGCATGAGTAGGACCCGTCAAACAGCCGCCTCTGAAGACTCCTACATTGAGCCCGAAATAGCGGCCGTACTCTTGTGCCATGATATCGGCGGAAAGCTTAGAGGCACCGAAGAGAGAGTGTAAACACTGGTCAATTGCAAAGTCTTCATTGATCCCATCGAACCACAGACCGATTGGTAATTCATCGCCAATATCCGGGTACATGTTAGGCTCCCATCTAGTGCCCCAATCGACAAACTTAAGATGGTTTGGGCCGTCGCCATAAACCTTGTTGGTGCTCACATGAACAAACGAAGACTTCTCTGGAGTGTACAGGCGAAACGACTCGAGCAAGTTAACTGTACCGACTGCATTGATGTCGAAATCTCCAAACGGAATGTCAGCTGCCTTGTCATGAGAAGGCTGCGCTGCGCAATGGATGATTGCCTCAGGTCGAATCTGGCACATGAGTAAGCTGACTCGAACTCTCTCTCGAATGTCAACGTAGTGATGAGAGTAGTTCTTGTGGGATTCTAGCGAAGAGATCCCACCGGAAACATCGGCTTCCTTGCCAAAGAGACACATTCTCGTGTTGTTGTCAATTCCGTGGACTTCCCAGCCTTGTGCAAGAAAATGGCGGGCGGCTTCACCGCCAATCAGGCCGCCAGTCCCTGTGATAAGAATCGTCTTCATGATGAAGCCTTGTTGAACTGTTCAGTGACCATCTCATGGATCATCTCTTCAAACGAAGTCTCTGGTTCCCACCCGAGAATACGCTTAGCCTTCGAGGCGTCTCCCATGAGAGTATGGACCTCAGCAGGTCGAAAGAACTTTGGATTGACCTGCACGAAGTCGTCAGGGTTGAGATTGACAAGCGGATGACTAAACGCCGCGGCAAGGAGATCACGAATTGAATGACTCTTGCCAGTTGCCAAGACAAAATCGTCCGGCTCAGTGTGTTGGAGCATGGCGTGCATACCGCGAACATAGTCTCGGGCATGTCCCCAATCTCTCCGGGCATCGAGGTTTCCGAGCTCTAGTACACTCTGATCACCAAGAGCAATCTTTGCTGCGGCCTTACACACCTTCTGTGTGACGAAGTTGTCACCTCGGCGCGGTGACTCATGATTGAAGAGAATCCCCGAACATGCGAACATGTTGTAACTCTCTCGGTAGACCCGAACCATGTGATGAGCGAAAAGCTTGCTCACTGCGTAAGGAGAGCGAGGGTGAAAAGGTGTAAGTTCATGCTGAGGTGACTGTTCAGCATTTCCAAAGAGTTCACTAGTCGATGCTTGGTAGAACTTCGAATAGAAATCCGACTGGCGGATAGCTTCAAGCAAATGGATGACACCCATTGCAGTGACGTCAGCTGTAAATTGCGGGTACTCAAAGGACTTGCCGACATGGGACTGGGCCGCGAGATTGTAGACCTCATGAGGCTTGATCCGGCGGATGATCCTGCTGACGGCCATTTGATCTGTAAGATCACCTTCGATGATTTCGATGTCATCAGAGAGATCTGTCAAATTAGGGCAACCGTCGCGGGTTGTACTGTATCTGACTAGACCGTAGACTTTGTAGCCTAGTCCGTGGAGATACTCAGCCAGGTAACTCCCGTCTTGCCCTCCAATACCTGTGATGAAGGCTCGCTTCTGATCACTCATTCGTCTGTAGTCTGCTGAAGAAGTTGCGGAAAGGCGTGAACCCGTCTGGTGTGAGAAGTGGTGACACTGTCAAATCTGCATGCTCAATGCAGGTTTGTGCATCAAGCGCGGTTCTTTCGACACTTGGATCAAAGAGACTCTCGGGAGCGAGAATCTGCGTTGCAAGTCCCACATCTGTTGAAATGACTGGAGTTTTAGTAGCTGCACACTCGACAATGGCTTGCGGACCACCCTCAAAGCGCGAGGCTACGATATAGAGATCGAGGCAGTTATACATCTCGTTGAGATGCTGATTCACAGGCCGATCAACATATGTGAATGGGATTCCTGCATCCTTGAGACGCTTCATGACGTACTGGCGTCGCCAAGCCCCGAGAAGAACGTGAACGTTGTCCTTGCCCTGAGCGATGAGTTCAACAGCATCACAAAACTGATCTGGCCCCTTTTCCAGTTTGGGAGAGACAAGGTCATGTCCTTCCGTGTCCCTCTGGAAGCTTCCGATGACGAAAAAGTTCTCGTCCAGGCCATACTTCAGCCTGAGTTCTGTCTTGTTCTCCATAGGGAACCAGATGTCACTGTTGACCCACGGGAGCTGGGACCAGATGGGCTTCTGTGTTCCTGCCAGCTGGCTGATCTGCTCCTTCGACTTGACAGAGGGCGCATGGTAAAAATCGACGTAGTATTCCCTTAGATCCCATTCAGCCTTGTTGAACTTCTCTGGGACGAGATGCCAAACTGTGCAGACAACCGTCTTCTCTAGGAGAATTTGGGGAGGAATCTGATTCCAGCACCAGTCTGCAAGAAGCCAGATGACGTCGGCGTCTTGAATGTTCTGTGTACTGATGTCCGAGTTTGACTCGTACCATTCCTGGACGAAGCGATCCACGATCCAGTTTTCACGTGGAGCGAGTACAAAGACCTTCATGCATCTCCTCGAAAAACGGCTTCATACTTGTCAGCGACGAGTTGAATATTGAACCGTTCAGCGTTGACCACGGGCAAAGCAGGAAGAGCAAAGCCTTCCATGTTGACCCTGGGAGGATTATCGTAGTCTGTCAGCTGGAACTTGTATTCCTGCAACTCTGGGAGAACAATTCCGTTGCCGCCTGCCGCAAGCTCTTTTGTTCCGCCGTCAGCGGCACAAATGACGGGACAGCCCTGCGAGATTGCTTCGATGACCACATTTGGACAATGATCAAGCCACGCCAAATGAATCATCCAATCGGCTCGCTTAAAGAGTGCAAGACACTGCTCATGATCAAGACTTCCTAAGCAAAACTCTCCCAGGGTTCGATTAGTGAGATGTGTTGCTGGATTTGAACCAAGAATGAGCAACACATCATCGAGACCGCGGATCTGTCGATACAGTCGAATGTTCTCAGCAAGGCGCTTTTGTGGGTGCCAGTTAGCTGAGCAGATGAACATTTTCCCATTGTCAGGAAGATCCCATTCGACCTGTAGCTGGGGCTCTCGAATCTCAATGCCGTTGTGAATGACTGAGCCTTCCCGCTCTCCCCAGTGATGAAACGCCATTTGCTGATCGAATTCAGACTGAAAAATGACGTGATCACATGCGTCGAAAGTGGCTTTGATGACCTGATTCTTTGGAAGGAAATCCTCGGGCTTGAACCAGATGCCATCAAGACGCTGAATGAAACGACTGCCGGGGCGTGGCTGTGAAGCCGGCTCGATGAAAGCTAAGAAAACCTCATAGTCCTCATCAGCTGTAACAATCTTGTGTCCTCGAGAAGTCAGTTCGTTCGCAAGGCGGCCAGCAAAAGAGTTCGGTCCTGTGCGAGAAGAAAAATTGACGTTGGAAAAGTGAATCTTCACAAGGCTCTCTCAGCTACTTTCTGTCGAAGCTCGGGATCGAATCGAACGAAGACTGCTTCATAGTCACTTCGCTTCTTTGTGATCTTGCGGTCGGGCTGCCAAGTGGATGGCTCTCCAGCAAAGCTAAACTCGCCCTCTTTGAAAATCTCTCGGATGTATCGCTGAACTCCGAAATCTAGACGCCAGAAGTCATGGAAAAACACTGTGAACTTCTCTGCTTTGTTCTTCTGGAGAATCTGCCTAAAATCTGTCTTGACCCCCTTGTAGGTGTGCAGTGCATCAATGTCGCAAGCAGTTACTTTCGCGAATGCATCACAAATTGACAGAGTCGTGTAACCTTGATCACACCCAATCTCAAGGAAGTGAGACGCTGACTCATCG